CCAACTCGGGCACCGCCTACACGACCGCCAATCTGGCGACCTTCGATGTCGGCGCTGACGTTCAAGAAGCTCTCGACCGTTTGCTTTCCAAGGGCGAATCGACCACGAACACCAAGGTCGTGATTCCTTACCCGGTCTGGACCCGCATCCGCGCCAGCACGAAATTCCAGAACCGCCTTCGCGGAACCGGTCTTTCGACTGACACGATCCTGAACGCCAGCACCCAAGCGGCCGCCGAAGTCTTCGGCGTCGCCGAGGTTCTGATTGGTCGCGCTTCCTACGACCAAGCACCCGAGGGCGTTGCCTTCTCCGCTGCAAATGCGTGGGCCAACACCTTTATCTGGGTCGGCTCGGTTACGCAGGCCGGAGCCGGCTACTTCGGCGGCGGAGCAGGCTTCACGCTGAACTGGTCCGAGTATGGTCCAGCCATCGGAGTCTCGACCTACCGCGAAGAGGCGATCAAGTCGAACATCGTCCGCGCCTCGCAATACACCGCCGAGAAGGTGGTCAATGCGAATGCCGGTCAGCTGATCACCACGCAGTATTCCTGATCTTAACTAGGTTCGGAAAAACAGCCTCACGCTTCACGGCGTGGGGCTTTTTGTTTTGACCGGTCCGAGCGATCAGCAAGACCTGACGCACACACAACGACGACCATGATACTTTCCCTCTGCGTAATTGCTGGAAACGAGGCGGCACAAATCGGCGCGATGCTCGACAGCTTCGACGGCGTGATTGACGAGGTCTCACTCGTCCGCGCCATAGGCTCGCAGGAACCGGACGCGACCGAGCAGATCGTGCGCGACTGGTGCTTGCAGCACTCGGTCGGATTCATCTTCTCCGAATACAAGAACGGCGCCACGGCGCAGGCGTGGAAACACGTCGATTCCTTCGCCCGCGCGCGCAACCAGGCGTTCGCTCAGGCGTGCGGCGACTGGCTGATCTGGGCCGACTGCGACGACGTGATTGCGGACGCCGAGAAGCTGCGGGACCGGCTCGGCGAGCTATCGGACGACGTGCTCATGGTTCGTTGCCCTTACGACGTGCGCGGGACCGGGAAGAAACTGCACCGCGAACGCATCGTGCGGCGCAGCGCATTTGCAAGCGGGCGCGTCTGGCATCACGACGTGCACGAGAATCTGCTTCTACTTCCGAACGACCGGCACTTCGACTGGGCGACCCCGGTCTGGCATCATCAGCCGATTGCGATCAAGCAGGACAACCGCAAGCGCAACCTCGCGATCCTCGGGCGCAGCGTGGCCGAGTCCGCCACCCAATATTTTTACATCCACCAAGAGCACTACTGCGCCGGCAACAAGACGGCGGCCGAGCAGTTCGGCCGCATCGCGCTTTCGTTCCCGAACCTGGACGACAGTTTCCGCTACGAGGTGCAGCTCAACCTTGCGCGGCTCGTCGCTTCACGGCGCGAGGCGATCCAGTTCGCGATGTCGGCGCACGGCGTTTTTCCGTGGTGCCGCGAGGCCATCGCCTCGGTCATCCTGCTTAGCTTCGAGCGCAACGACGGCAAGCGGGCGAGCTTCTGGGCGTCGCGGATGCTGAGCCTTCCCGAGCCTACCGAGAAGGACCGGCCGTGGACTCACGAGGTTAAGTGGTATGGCTGGGCCGGGCACGACCTCGCAGCGCGTGCTTTTCGTCTCGCCGGCCAACTGGACGACGCGGCGGCGATGCAGCTCGTTTTCCACAAGCACACCCAGCCGAAGATCCGGCTGACGCAAAAGACGCTCGGCAACTCCACCAAATCCGTTTCCTTCCGCGACGCGTGGCTCTCAACGGCGGCGCAGCCGGAGCGGATCGAGCACCGCTTTCTTGTGCGCGCCGACGACGCCGAGACGATGGGCATGGCGAAGCAGTTCCTGCACGACGTAGACGAGCCGAGCGCAGCCGAGCCGGGCGTGATACAGGTCAACGCCGAGGACGGCATGGTGGCGCCGCACGGCTGGGACGATCGCATCCTTGCGAGCGGCTGCACGCTGATTGACGCCGAGAACATAGAGCAAATTCTGGGAGCAAAAAAGGCATGATTCCCGAGCCGGCCATCGTCGTTTGCACGACCAACGCAAGGTGCCTCGACGTGCTCAAGGCGTCGGTGAAGGCCTACGTTCCGCGGGAGGTCCGCACCTACTATTTCCACGGCGTCGGCGCGACGTTCGGCGAGGCTTACAACCACGCGGCACAAATCGCTTTCAAGGAGCACGACCAGATCGTCGTCTGCAACGATGACATAGTCTTCACGCCAACGACGTGGCGCGATCTTCTCGCGGACGTGCAACTGATCAAAGAACATTGCGATAACGTCGGCTACGTCGCAGCGCGGTCCGACTACGCGCGAGGCGCACAGAACATCCGATGCGGCACCGGGCGCTTGGACTTCCTGCGATTCGAGTCAGAGCGCAGCATTATTGAGACGCCGGTCATCGCGCCGATTTGCGCATGGATTCACCGAGACGCGTGGGTCGATTTCCCGCCGATCAACTGGTTTTCCGACGACGTGCAATGCGCGGACATGAAGCGCCGGCACTTCGTTTCCCGCGCCTACGTGCATCACGTTGGCTCTCAGACGTGCGGCAACGACGCCGCCAAGTGCATGGCTGACGCCGAGCCGTGGCTCAAAGCGAACAGGCCGGCGCTGCACGCGATGCACTTCGGGCGGGTTTGACGTTTCTCGCAATAGTATGGCCGCCGTCCGAGACTTCGACCCGACTCAGCTAAACTCTGACTTCTCCGCGATCTTGGAGCAGGCGGGCATTTCGTTTACGTATCAGGGCGCAAGCATCACGGGCGTCTGGTCATCCTCGCGCAACGCGTTCGCTGAGTTCGAAGACCAACGCCGCGACGATTCGCGCTTCACCGTGTTCCTTCTCACGACGAGCGTGAGCGCCGTGCCGCAGGTCACGCAGACGCTTTCACGAGCCGGCATTACCTATTTCATCGACCGAGTCATGCTCGACGCCGAGGGCGCGGGATGTGAACTCGAAGTGCAAAAATCGATATGATCGAGATCGAGGCCAGTTTCTCGCGGCTAGAATTCCAACTAGCAAAGCTCGCGAACGCGGCGAAAGTGGACCTCGGGCTGGTTATCAAGGAGGAGGCGAAATACGCGATTCAGACCATCGTCAAATTCACGCCGCCGAAACAAAAAGCGCAAGGCGTCAACGCGGTGCGTGCTGACTTTAGTAGTCTCGCCGATCCGCTGGTGTATCAAAACCTGCAGGCCAAGGCGACCGAAGGCGGATTTTACAAATCTATGGCGCGATACGTGCGCAACCGGAAGGTCGAGAAACTGCGGGCGCTTCTGCGAAACCCGAATCTTTCATACTACTACGGCATGAGGCTTTTGGAGAGCGAGGACGCGATTTATCAATACAAGAAAGAACAGCAAACATCTTGGCGCAAAATCAAAGGCAGACCGCAAGTCCTCGCCTTCGGATTAGATTTTCGTCGTGCGCGAAAAACGATGGAAGACCGCGTGGGCTGGACAGTCAGCGGATGGAACTCATCTGCAAAGGTGACAGGTGCGCGTTACAAGAAATTCAGCGACAAGCTCAAGCCACAGGCGAACGGCAACAAGCTTTTTGGCTCGGTTCAATCGAGCTTCGGTCCGCAGCCTTTCATCAAAGCCACGGCGCACAACGTAAAGATTCGAAATTACCAACGCATGATTGACGGCGCGATTAACTCGCGGATCGCAACCACCACGAAGAAAGTCGCCGCAGTTCTTGCCAATAGCGCCGTGAATCTTGGCTTCACCCGCGTCGGCGGCGCGATGCCAATCAAAACCGCAGCATGAGCACCCGCACAAACATCCGCAACGCCACCGCCACCGCGCTCACGGGCGCTCTCGTCGTTCCGACCGCGAACATCCTACGCGGGCGCAACAACACGATTGCGAGCGTCAGCTTTCCGGCCGCAGCCGTTTACGCGGTCAGCGAGCAGATCGAGGTCCGCACGCTCGGGCCGAGCAACCGCACGCAATACCGGCAGCTCCAGCTCATTGTGGACTACTTTGTCGCCGAGAGCGGGACGTATTTAATCGATGACCTTTTCGACACCGGGAGCGCAGCAGTCGAGGCGGCCGTGCTCGCCGACGTGACGCTGGGTGGCGTATGTCAAGATGTGCATTTGACGGCAGTCGATTATACGATCGAGCCAGATGAGGACCGGCGCTTCGGATCGGCTCGTCACACTTTTAACTGCATCTACTTTTCAACCGACTAACTTAATCTTATGGCAACCAAACTCGGCCGAGAAGGCCTCATCAAATTATCCAGCACGACCATCGGTGAGCTGCGCAACTACGCTCTGACCCACACCTCCGACACCGTGGAGGACTCGGTCCTCGGCGACACCTACCGCACCCGGCTCGCATCCATGAAATCGTTCTCGGTTTCTGGTGACCTTTACTGGGACGAAGGCGATGCCGGCCAACTACTGATCACCATCGGCTCGCAGGTCACGCTCAACCTTTACCCAGAAGGCGGCACCACCGGCGACGTTTACTATTCGGGCGCCGCAATTGTCACCCAGTTTAACGTCTCCGCGTCATTCGACGGCATTATCGAAGGCTCCATCGCCTTCGAGGGCAATGGTCCGCTGAGCACGCTCACCGCTTAATTTTGCAGGCAAAACACACAACACACACATGGACGCAATCGACCTAGTCAGAGAACACTTCGCCTCACTCGGCACTCGCAAAATCGACGTGCCCGAGTGGAAGCTCGTCGTGCACGCAACGCCGGTCACGCTCTCGGAAAAGAACCGGCTCTATCGTCGCAGCAAGGAGAACGACATGGAGCTGCTCGTTGACATCCTGATCATGAAAGCGACCGACGAGCACGGCGTGAAACTCTTCACGATCGAGCACAAGCCGACGCTGTTGAACAAGGCGGACAGCAACGTCGTCGGCCGCGTCGCCAACGCCATTCTCGCCGATGACGCGCCGAAGGTGGACGACCTAAAAAACTGATTTACGGTGGGGAGGCGGCAGACCTCCTCGCCGTTTACGCGCTCGCGGACCGTCTGCACAAATTTGCCTACGAGGTGCTCGCGATGCCGGCTCAGGAACTGACCGGCTGGCTGGCTTACATCGAACACCAAAACCGAAAACTTAAACAACATGGCTGAAGCGACATTTATTTTGCGGGCGGTTGATGCGACGAAGGCAGCTTTTGCCAGCGTGCAAAACTCGCTGACAAAGATGAACGCCACGGCAAAAACTGTGGTTGCAAGTTTTAAGGGATTTATTGCGCTAACCGCAATTGTTACAGTCGGAAGAAGCATAAACCGGACACTCGAAGAGGCGGAAGCTAACGCGCAAAAACTGGGTAAGACTGCGCAGGAGATTGATAAATTAACTCGCGCAACTGGCTTCATTGACAATGCGTTTAAAATGTTAAAGGACACGCTGCTTTTAGGCGTGAATAAAGCTTTAGAATTGAAAGACGCTGTTACCGGCGTCACTGAAGTTGATTCAGCGGGAATCGCGGATGCGTTTCGTTTAGAAAGAGACCGGCCAAAAATTACTGAAGCTACTGAAGCGATTGAAAAACTTAAGGAGGGTCTGAATTCTATTGGTGAAAAACCCTCTCAAGCCTTTGCTCGTTTAGGTGAAGAAATTGAACGAGTTAACAGTGCTTCAAAAGATATTACGTTATCCGCTGAGCTAGATGCCTTAAATCGTGAAGCAAAAACATTAGAACTTACGACTGAACAAACTAAAATTGCTCAGGGTGCTTTTGTTGATTACGAAAAATCAGTTTTGGCGGTGAATGAAGCCTTCGAGGATTTTCAGATGGAGCAAATGTCTTCTGAGCAACAACAGGCTAAAATTATTCAGCAGGTAGTTGATCTTACTTCCGAAATAGAAGCACTGCAATCACTGCTTCCTGAGGACGGGGCATTTAATATTCTGACTGCAAGCGCAGAAGAAGTAGCGCGCTTTGAACGATTAACTGAGCTTCAAGAAAAATTGGTAAAAACGATTGGTAAGAGAAAAATTCTTGAAACCGATTTGCAAATCCTCGCCAAGAACGCCGGCAGTCTAATCGCGCAAGGCTTCGAGGACGCGATCTTGAGCGGGCAAAAGCTCAGCGAGGTCGTCCGCTCGCTCGGCCGCGATTTGGTGCGGCTGGTGTTCAACCAAATGGTCACGCAGCGCCTCGCATCGGGCATCGCAACTTTGCTTGGCGCTCCACCAATACCCGGCCGCGCAATGGGCGGACCAGTCAGCGGCGGCTCGCCCTACGTCGTCGGCGAACAAGGCCCAGAACTCTTCGTGCCGCACGCCTCTGGCACCATCGTGCCGAATAACAAGATAGGCGGAGGCAGCGGTTCGGGCAGCGGAAGTGTCACCGTGAACTACAACATCGCGGCCGGCGTCTCGCGGGCTGAACTCGCTCCGATCCTCGAACAAGAGCGGCGCCGACTCAAGGCCGAGATTCCAGACATGGTTCGACGCGGCGGCGGATACCGTGCAGCCTTCGCTTAAACGTCATGGCCATCTCCTATCCACTCACGCCGCCGAGTCCGTTTAACCTCTCGCGCTTGTCGTTCACGGGCGTCTCTGCGACCTCGCGCAACACGTCGCCGTTCACGCTCCAGACCCAGCAATACAACTGGCCGGGTCAGGCGTGGCTCGGCTCGGTCGATTGTCCGCCGATGAAGCGTGCCGACGCCGAGCAGATCGTGGCGTTCCTGCTCGCGGCGCAGCGCGGCACGTTCTATTTCCAAGACTACGCGAACCCGACAAACCGAGGCGGCGTGACCGGGACGCTGAACGTAGCCACGGCGACTGCGAACGGCACGACGTTGACCTACACAAACACGGGCGGCTCTGGATCATTTGCAGTCGGCGATTGGCTGCAAATCTCGACCTCGCTTTACAAGGTCGTGCAATCCAACTCGTCAACGAGCGTCGATCTTTTTCCGGCTCTACGCAAAAGCTACGCCGGCGGCACGTCGATCACCTACGCCAACGCCAAGGGCGTGTTCCGCCTAGCTTCACCAAGCACCGAGTGGGCAATCGGCGAGGCCAGCATCTACGGCGTGGGCTTCGCGATCATTGAGGACGTCGAGTCATGAGCATCACCACCGCCGGCCGGTCGCTCTCGGCCAACATGGTCACCGAGGTCAGCGCGTCGCAGCTCTCGCCGATCCTGCTCGCGTCGTTCTCGTTCTCGACGCCGGTCCGGCTCTGGAGCGGTTACGGCACGATCACCGTCGGCGGAGTGACCTACCTTGGAAGCGGCACGCTGGGGACAATCTCGCCGGTCGAAGAGACGACTGACCTCTCGGCGCGTGGAATCAACTTTCAGCTCTCGGGTGTGCCGAGTGCTCTGATTGCGGTCGCGCTCACCGAGAACTACCAAGGCAAAGCTTGCTCCGTGTTATTTGGTGCGCTCGACGCCAGCGGTGTGCTGGTGGCATCTCCCATTACTATCTTCGCCGGTCGGATGGACGTCATGGCGATCAATGACGACGGGCGGACTTCAACCATAGGTTTGAGTGCGGAGAACAAGCTCGTGGATTTTCGCCGGCCGCGTGAAGTGCGCTACACCCACGAAGAACAGCAGAACCTTTATCCACCCGGCTCCGGCACGCCCGGCGATCTTGGCTTGGAATTCGTAAACGCGATTCAAGAAAAACAAATCTATTGGGGCAACGCAAAGCTCGCGGCACCGGTCAACGAGGGCGGCGGCGAGACCGAGGTCACGTCCTACATGTGACCATGCCAGCACGCCGCGACAACTGGCCAAACCTTCTCGCGCAATTTATTGAGCAACGGCGCGAGCAGCCTTTCGCGTGGGGCGTAAACGATTGCTGCATCTTCGCGGCCGATTGGGTCCAGCTCTGCACCGGCGAGGATTACGCGAAGGCGTGGCGCGGTCGATACTCCACACCCATCAACGCTCGGCGATTTCTCAATGAGGCGGGCGGCGTCGAGGCTTTGGTGGACGCGCTAGGGCTGCAACGAGTCGCGCCGCAGTTGGCCGGGCGCGGTGACATAGTCGCGCAAGAAGCCGGACGAGGAATGACGCTCGGCATTTGCCTCGGCGTGACCACGGCTTTCGTCACTAAAAACGGCTTAGCGTTTGGCTCGATTGCGAACGCAGAGAAATCTTGGAAAGTCTAAAATGGAA